GACGGTAATCGTACTAGCACTTTTGGCGGTAGCATAGCCTCGGATGTTTTGAGTAGGGTCTGGAGAAAAGAAGACACGGACAAATGAAGCAGAAATGATCAATCCCGTATGAAAATATCTAGTAACCGATTTAGTGTTTACTACTACTGTTGGGTCTGTGCCGTTGTAGCCGGTATCACGAGCTCGTGACTCTGTTGCTCCGACACTATCGTAGAGCTTCTTGGTTTTTAGCTAAAGTTGGTACTGATACTGTCAGCACCTTGGCGTTTAGGATGTCTGTACCACTGGTAACAAACGTATGTTTTGACACCGACAATCTATTACTTTTGCCTCCCGTTTCGTACGAGATATACAAAGCATCCGGTGCAATGAATAGCCCTCTGGGAGAAACTAAGTTTGCTAACTCGCTATTTGTCGCCAACTCATTGTCAGATTTGGTAGCGGTAGCGAAGTCATAAGCTGTCATGGTGTACTGAACAACACTGTCCCCTACAATAAACAACACTCGGCCACTTTCAACCGCAAACGCTCTAGCGGTAGGGAATGATTGGGTAGAAGCGTACGTGATTGGTGACGTGACTGTGTGACTAAATGTACCTGTAGTTGTCCAGACAATGATTGTATCAGCGCCGTCTGTTGTTACTGTGCCGCCTGTTTGTGTGTAGGTGACATCGGCTGTCTTGAATCGTAGGATAGCTTCACCGCGGAAACCAGCTCCGCCATTATAGGAAACACTGGTATCATTTCCGTGAGCACCTTCCCCACCTCCGCCAACGGTATTTGCATCAGCTCCACTGTTGTTGTCAGCTGCATTCCCACCACCTTGAGCATAGGTAACACTACTTCCACTAATTTCACTTACCCAGCTAAGTCCCCCACCATTTGGTCGGCCACCTCTGGTTCCTGTTTGAGAAAAAGAGTTTGTTCCTAAGGCTTGACCACCTTGTCCATTTGTGTCAGTACCTCCATCTTCTTCGTATTCACCACCACCACCACCTGAACCACCATCACGTCCGTCATTGACTTCTGGATTTCCATCATTGTCATCGGTTTTACCACCACCACCTCCACCCCTCAAGGTTTTACCAAAAGCCACAGTATCAGCTCCATCTAAACCTTGATTATCTCCAATAACACCATTGGCACCAGCCCCTATGGTTACATCATAAGAAACAGACGGCTCTAAATATTCTTCAAAACCTTCCCAAAGACCGCCCGCTCCACCACCCCCACCTATTCTTTCATCATCATTTCCTGTACTTCCAGTCCCAGCTCCACTACCTCCTCCCGCTGCCAACAACATCCGAAACGCTGGCATGTTCTGTCCAAAGGCTGGTGATAAGGTGTATGAGTACACATCACCATCGGCGTCCATGATAAATAACTGCGTTCCAGCGGTGTTAAATGAAATATCAGCCGCGGTTGTAGTCTGGGCTGAGATGTCCCATACATCATTTTGTGTAGCATCCAGCAGGTTGCCTCCAATCAGTGCAAATACTCGCACTTGGTTAGTGTCTAGTACAAATAACGCACTGTCAGATACCCAGAATGACGTGTGTGCCACTGTAAACGTGTATACCAGTGTCGCTGTGTCTAAATTGTACAACTCGGACAGAGAATATTGCCGTATTTTGCCTGTTGAAGTGCTAGAAACGTATGCAACGCTTCCTGTGGCATTAAATCGCACAATACTACTTGGTTCCCCGATGAATGTGTCAGTTTCTCGACTGGTAAATAGAATGTCTTTAGTGATTGCACTAAAATCTAGCTTTTCTGAATAGGTGCCAGCGTTGTCTAGGTAGGCTTTCTTACCTCCAAACCACACCTTTTTACCATCTTTTAACGTCACAGCTGACTTACACAGCTCATCTACGACTGTACCTGAATCTTTAGTAAGCTTCTGGTGCGCTTTTAAGACCCCTGGCTTGCTTCGACTGTCTATTCCTACACTTTTAGACACAGAACCGCGCTGACCGCTAAATATGCTGTCTGAGAGTCCTCTGTATCCGCCACTGAATAGACTTTTCATGTTAGTAGAGTGGGTAGTTACCTGAATAATCGTTTAGTAAGCCATTGGCTGTGTTGTTACGTGCCAAGCTAAGTGTATGCTCGATGTCGTGTCGCTCTTGGTAGGTAACTGCTAGGGCGTTAAGAAGTCCTGACCCCTCAATTCCTCGGCGTGGTTCGACTCCAATACGCACCTCTACCTTGCGAGCTTGTTCGTCTGGTCCGTTTATCTCTAGGTAGTCTAATGCGGGCATTAAAGCTGCCAACTCTTCAAAGATAGGGTCAAAACCTACTACTGCATCCTCATCTCCGGCTTCTGGCGTAAAGGCTACCGGACCCTCTTGGTATTGTACTTCTACGCCGTTAGATGCTGCGTAGTTAGAAAAGCCAACAATATATAAATTGCCTCCTAGTAGGTAATAATGGTCTAACATTCCACTAACCATCTCATCATCAGTAACCACGTCACGACTTTTAAACGTCAGTGTCTTCCAAGATGTGCCGTCAGACTCTTTGATTCTTATTCGTGAGATTTTGCGCCACGGGGTAGAGATAGCTATGATGTTTTCGCCAATAGTTAAATCGTTTGTAGTATCCAGTAGGTTACTAGTGGAGTTTGTATCCTGTGACTTCCAGCTCTTGTCGTGCCGTTGTGCTACCGCAGTCAGTCGATTAACTGCCATATTTAGCGACTGAATAAAGTCTGCGTAGGTGAAGTTATTAGAATCAGCCCGCGCCCACCGCAAAGACAGGTGATACAGGCTGTTGTATTGATTTGTATCATCTTTTAATTGCATGGTGTGTGTGTTTTATGGACAAGGGAGAAAAGACAGTATCTGCTCTCCCCACCCATAAGGGTGAGATAACTTGGTTAGTAGCCAGATGCGTCTACAAAAGTAGTCACAGTCATGTACTTACCGTCAGTAAATGTCTTTGCATTGTGCATAGTCACTCCTGATAGTCGGGTGAAGTGAGCCTCGCCAGTCATTGGCTTTGGTCGACTCATTTCGATTCCTTCATCTAGCTGTAGGGCAAGGTCAGTTGCGCCAACGGCTGTAAAGAACATCTTTGAAACTTCTGCACTCCAGACGTTACCAGAGGCAGTAAAGGTTTCAGCTGTTCCTACGTCACCGAATCCAGTGAAGAGTAGGTTTGCTGAACTTTCTGTTACTCCGATTCGTCGGTTTCGTCGTAGGTACATCCGTTGAGTGATGTCTGGGTTGCTGTATTGTGTTCCCACAGTTCCAGTTCCAGTGAAGTACGCAATCGTGTTAGCTCGTGAAGCTGCTACGTTTGCTCCAATAAGGATTTCGTTCATAGCTCCAGTTAGAGAAGTCTTGTACGTTGCAGTTACTCCAGCTACAGTCACAGTATCATCGTTAGACGGCGCTGTTCCCATTGCTAGGGTTGCACTCCAAGGCAGGTTGTTACTCTTTACAAGCATTGAGTCCATCAGCGACCGGGCTGGATAACCTCCTAGGTACGTTTGGTCTCCTAGTGCAGTTGCTCGGTTAGCTGTAGCTTTTTCGATTGCTCGGTACGCTCGTGGTCCCATAAGGATGACACGTTGGATTTCGTCAACGTCTGCTACGTCTACTAGCCCTAGACCGTCTTCTACAGTGTCGAGAATAGTAGTTCCAGAGAAGTCGATTGGTGCTGCGGCTGAACCAAGAGTTTGTACACTCTCAATTTTACCTACCCATCCCTTTTCAACTGAGTCTTTCATGGCTTGTCCAAGGTCGTCACCATAACGTGCTACGAGGTCTTGGTCTTTAAGCTGTGACTTTTCAGTGTCGTCGATGTTGATGTGGATTGATTCAGCATCGGTTGATCGGTCTACGGTCAACTCTTCGTTAGCTGTCTCAATGTTTTGAGATACTGATGTAGCGGTGAGCGGGCTATAAGATTGCATCTGAGCGAATCCGATGATTGGCCGGTGATACTTACGTCCACCCTGGACTTTTAGTGCGTCTCCTGGTTCACGGTTGGCAAGTGCCATAGCCATGTTTTTGACGAAGAATTTACGCTGTGCTCGAGCATAAATTTGCTTCACCATGTCGTTGTCGATAGACATAAAATGTTTTTACGTTATGGACTTGGTTGTACTTAGTTCTTAGCCCATTCGTCGTAGGCTTTTTGCCCCTCTGGGGTAGCCATGTATGCAGAATCAGTAAACTGGTCTGGCATCTCTCCTGAATTGCCTTTAGAACTTTTAGCACTTCCGCCTCCGTTTTTTGCGGCTTCTGAAATGCGTTTTCCTTCAGTTTCTTTTTCAATCAAGTACTGAATGTAAGAATCTTTGGTAGCGGCACGAACGGTAGTTTCGTTAAGTTTAGCAACTTTCCTGAGTTCTGCCTTGAGTTCATCAGAATACTCTGACTCTTCAAGATATTCCTCATCGAATTGCGCTTTAACGGTCTGTTCCGTTTGCTTGCGGATAGAATCAGCGTCGAACTCAGTCTTTGACTGCTCTGGCTTCTTCTGTTCAGGCTTTTGGTTAAACTTTTCTAGCTCTGTTCGGTACTTAATTTTGGCACCGATAGCACTAGATAGTTTCTGGCGGCTTGATTTCTCTCGCTCTACCAGTTTATTGACCAAGTCTTCGTTATTGTCATCGGCTTCGAGGCCTAATGAGTCAAGGACAGATGAACGAAGGTCTGCGTCCTGAACTTCTGCAAGGCTCTCCTGCTCAACTTGGAGCTCCTCCGGAGATGGAGTGTTGTTTTGTTGTTCCATAGGAATACTTATTTTTGTTGGGTGGACAATGTCCTTAATAACCTCGCTCGAAGATAATTTATATCTTGAACTTACATATAGGATAGCAAAACCCCCCATATTACTGGGGGAAACTGCCGACAATTATTACATCCCTAGCTTTCTGAGTGATTCAGCCCGCATGTTCGCCACTGGCTGGGGGTCATACTGGAATGGTTCGAGGATTTGGTGGATAGTCTGTACAGCAAGCGCCCGTCCTTTGGCTTCTACTGCAAAGTCTTTGTCATCTGCAATGCTAGAGCAACTATCTAACACGTCTATACATTCTGCTAGGTGCTTTTCTAGCGCTTGCCACTCAGGTCGTGATTTTAATTCTTTTGCATCTTCCGGAGTTATCATATTTAGGCTTTCATTAGCTTTTCAATATCTTTGTACACACTGACCTTTGCATCTAGGAACGCACAGTCAATAGCGTATAGGTTTTTTGCTAGGTCATCGAACAGTGATTGTATCTCTGCTTGTGTTTCGGTAGATAGCTCTGTGCTTTCCCACAGTTCAAATACTGCAATCAGTCTGTCTACCTCTGCCTTTTTCGCGTCAAACTCTTCTGTTGTTAGGATTGTAGCGTTTATTTTTGTCATAGACTATGTTTTTTGTTACCTCCTGCACTCGCTGTACTTCTGCTTTACGTAACCGCCGTTGCTCTATTCGCTTAGGGTCGGTCATTTCGTTTAGGATGCGTTCAGTTGATGACCTTTCATCCATTTCTAAGTAGGCTTGGGTTTGGTTAAACTGTTCCATACTATACCATTGCTGTCTGTGATGTTGGTGGAGCTGCTGGTTGAGCCGATGGCTGTGGTTGTGTAGCTTCTGGTTCCTGGGCTTGCATTACCTCTGGTGGTGTTTGGATGCCTTTTGACTTGTAGATATAGTCTAGGAAGAACGCCCGTCTTACTGGATCATCTTCAAGATTGATTGTCTGCATGATTGTATCAATCTCAGCGGTGTTGTATGCCTCACCTACTACTGTGACATACATTCGCGGTAACACTTCTTTCCAGATTTCCTTACTGTTTTTAAGTACAGGGTCAGTCTGTTGCAACTCCATTACCTTTTCTTCAATAAGTTGCTCTCGCATTTCCTTCGTGTGCGGTCCGATAATGGCAAGGTTGCTGTTAAACCAGACGTTAGCGGCCAGCTTTCTAAAGTCTTCAAGCATTTGGTCTGAACCAGTGATACGGATAATGTCCTTACCTTTTAAGTCTGACACTAAATCTTTTAGTACAAAGTCGCGGTACACGTAGCGATATGGTACTGCCAGTTTCTTACGTAAGAAGTCAAACATCTTGTTGGCGTTACTGTTCATCATCTGGGTAGTTCCTAGTGGAGTACCTGATGCTGGAGTAATACCCTGTACTACTTCAAATGAGTTAGAGATAGTATCCATCTCGTTTAGCACACTGTTACGCATGTTTACCGCTTCGGTAGTTTGCGCTGTGATTGGTACCTGTCGGATGTCTGATGACTTCAACAGTGTTCCTCGCTGCAACCCGTGACGGACATTCTGAAAAGTCTGCAAGTCATTAGACGCCAGGATTGCGGACGTACTCCAAGGAATAGCGCGCATAATCTCGTTGGTAAGCTCATTGTACGCTGTCTGGTGGTCTAGTAGCAGCTCATACAACCCTTCCCGCATCCACTTGCCTTTGTATGGTCCCCGGTGAGCTTCTTTGAAATGGTCTGACATTGAGCCAGTGAGCTTTTCGCAGAACAATACGTATTCTGATTTGTCCTTACCATCAGCCGCGGTCAAAACCACAAACAATAACCATTGCTAGAATGTATTTATTCGCATCGCCTTTCTTTTCTCCCTTTGCTTCGTAGTATGCCTTCTCGGTAATTTCTCCAGTGCGACGGTATAGCTCGTACTGAGGGGCCGTCTTGGTTGATTTAGATGATGTCTGCGTTGCTCCGTAAGTAGTGTTCTTACACTTCTCTATCACCTCTTCGACGTTGTCATAAATGTTAGACCGCTTTGATAACTCTGATTGGGTCAGCGTAAACCGTTCGATAATATCTGTCTCGTTTACGGAGCGTGCGAGTGTGTTGGTTAGAAACGTCTGCATCATGTCACACTTCTCATACGACCTATCTGTCTTACGCAGAAGAATATTGCCGTCAGCAGAAAAGTCTTCAGTGCTCTCAGACAGTTCCTCGGCTCGACCAGTATCTTCCATGTACTCAGCCAGCGCAGCGTTTGTGATATACACCGCTGGGAAGTCTTTAGTTGGGTTCTGACTCCAGAACATAAAGAAACGTGAGTCGATTCGCAGGTTCTTGATTTCGTTATTTACTCGTGACTGAATAGCGTCAAACCAGTACTCAATTTCCCCGTTGGCGTTTACCTTGCCAGTTGGATAACGTCTAGCTTTATAGTTAGCAATACGTTTCTTGAGCTTCCACTCTGAATACAGCTCACCGCCTGATGTCTCGACTGATTCATTGGTGTACTTGTCAATCTCCGCTTTGATTGTAGATAGTAATTCCATTGTGTCTATATTAGCAAATAATAAGAAATTGAGGGGTTAGACTGCCGACAATTACAACCCTAGTCGCTGACCTATTTGAGCCGCGCGGTTACTGTCTTGCTCTTGTAGCATGGCTTGAGTCCTGGCACTGGCTGGAGCTTCGGCAAACTGTAGCTGGTACGCTGTAGCATCCGCGCAGTCATCGTTTGAACCCTTGGGGAACGCTAGTAGCTCCTCTTCTAAGTCAGTACAGTCACCCTCTAGGTGATAAACCATGTGCCCTGCATACCACGGGATAAGCCCTCTGATGCGCGTTTCCTTCATAGTCTGATTGTGTTTGAGTGGGATTACATTAGGGAACTTACCTCGCTTACGCATTTCCTCTTGTAAGAATGGTTCTACCACGTACGAGAACGCACCCTCCTCGATGCCAATCTTTTCAAAACCTTCATCATGCAATAAGAATATCAGATCAATTACTTCTTTACTGTTTACCCGATAGCGAGTAGAACGCAGGTTCCACTGGCCTTCGCTGTTGATATAGTTTCTAGTGACTCCACAATAATCACTTTGGTCGGACTTCTTTAAGTTGGGGTCAATCGTTACAAACCGCCTAGTAGTCATTTTAGATACCTCATCGTATGTTCGATACTTAAACCACTCGCGCTTAAACTCACGGCTTGCATCGTCTACAGGATTAGCTTGATAGAGCGCGCTAAACTCATACGGTCCCAGGGTGCTTTTAATATCCTGTATTTCAGCTAGGTCATATCTGTCTGGCCACAGTGCCTCCCCTTTCTTGCGGTACTCTTCATCATCTTCTGCTATCGCTTTGAGCTGTAGTCGTACCCATTTAGCGTCACCTAGTCCGTTTTTAATGTAGTCAAAGTAATCTACCCACGGTTCCGCTGTCTCTTTACCATCAACCAGACGGCCAATCAGGTCATCTTCATGCCAGCGAGTGTGTAGTACAAGCATACATCCAGTGGGAGTAAGTCGTGTACGAGCCACCGAGCGCATCCAAGACCACACTGTCTCTCTAATTACTTGGCTGTCTGCCTCTTTGCGGTCCTTGTGCGGATCGTCGATTATTAGTACGTCAGCTCCCTTTCCAGTGATTGAGCCACCAACACCAGCCGCATTGTAAGCTCCCTTAGCGTTTAC